GGGTATAAGCGCATTATAAAAAACTCCCCATTTTCACAAGTGGAGAGTTCAAATTTATGAAAAATTTACATTCACAATTATACATGAGCGCATAACGCAAGCGAGTACTATGACGTGAGCGTTTGCGTGGCAGGAAGTCAAGCGAAGTGGACAGCACATGTCATATTATTCACGGGAGTTAAATTGAGGTCTATTTGTTAAAGTTCAGACATGCTATTAGTATGATTCTAACCACATTTCTTGGATCGCCATCGCATTGCCATATGTGTACATATATATAATTATTCTTGTTGCAGTCGTCATTGCATAAACTCCAATTTTTAAAGGTTTATTAATTTCATCGTTGCCTTGAAATTTAATTACACCAATATTTCCACCATAGTTTACTGAACAATATGCTTCATTACCTGAACTACCGGCGTCAGCAGTACATATTAGTTTTACGTTTAAGATTGTATTTTGTTCAACATTAGTGTTAATTATCCACTCTGTTCCTCCTGCTTTATTTGTATAAATCATATTGTTTCTAATTGTAAAGCCATTAGATAATGGGTACGAAGGGTCGAGCACTCCATCTTTAAATATATATTTTTTATTTCCACTTGAAGAATTTAATAATGTGTTCATCATTCCACCTCACATTACATTATTCAAACGAATAGACAACCAATCAAACACAAGCGATGATGGGTCTGTTTCTGTGTATACATATAATAAACCGTTTTCGGTTTGTAATAAAATAGCACCACCATATTCTGAATTAGGTGATAAACTACCTGTCGGAATATAATTGGCAGTCGCACCAGTCCAATTTAAACTTGCACGAAATTTAAATTTTGCGAATGTAGAATCATTGGCAAAATTTGAAATTGTTACATTTATTTTGTCCTGATTTAATTTTGAATTTGTATTAGTGATCTGTGTTTGAAAGTTCTGAGAAATAATAGATTGTATAGCTTCTCCGTTTGCGTTTACTTGAGAAGTTAATGAATTTAATGAAGTTTGAACACTACTAATATCTTCGGTGTTTTTTGTTACGGTTGATTTTAAACTTGTAACAGTTGCAGATAAGCTTTTTACGCTAGTTTTTGCTTCATTGGCTACAGTCAAGGCATTATCAGCTTTTGTACTTGCTTCACCACCTACTGTTTGAGCATTATAAATGGTAGTGTCAATTTTACTCATATCTGCGTTATAGTCAGCTAACCATGCAGGTATATCGTTCGCTGTAAATTGCGATAAATCATAATGCGTTGTTTTATTTGTTGAACTCATTATTTAACCCTCCTTTACATTGTTAATAATGATTTTCCATTAAAATCATATTGATACGCAGTTAATTTTTTATTATCGTATGTTTGAGCAGTCAAGTTTAATGCGTCGTACTGTTTGGCCGTTAATGCGCCATCTTTCATCAAGTTAACAATATTGTTTAAAGTTGTTTGTAAGTCAGAAATTAATCCCGTAGTTGGGTCTATTACTTTAATATCTATTAATTGAGAATCAATATAATCTTTTAAATTTTGAACCTCTAATGATATTCTAGTATTTAAAGTAATTACTTCTGAGGTGATTCTATTATTAATCGTAAATACTTCTTGAGTTATTCTTGCATTTAATGAAGCATTAAGTTGGTTTATTCTACCGATATAGTCAGCTTTTAAATTATCTGCTGTTATACCGATGAGATTCGTTAAATTTATATTGATTTTGTCTGCATAAGCATAAACTTCATTAATTTGTGAATCAACGTATTTTTTCAACAATGCAATTTGTTCATCTGTGTATGATTTATAATCTTCTGCATATGAATTCATAGCGTCAATTAATTCATTAATTTTATAAACTAATTGTCCTACTTGTTCATAATAACTAATTGAAGCATTATAAGTTAAAGGTAGTGTGTTTACAAAATAGGGAATTTGTTTTTTAGGAATATTAAATTCATCAGCCATTTTTATCACGCGTTACTATTTTGTAAATAACAATGATTGTAATAATGATCATTATTGTTTCTTTCATAATAACTACCCCTTTCTACTTAGAGTATATCTCGAAGAATATCTTGTGTCAAACTTTTAATTCTTAAATTTTCATATCGTAACGAACCGATTTCAAAGGCAATGATTAATTGTTTAAGATGAAAACTTTTTCTTGCGCTTTTACATAAACTTATATTCGGCTGTGCGTCAGCGGTTCTGATGCAATAATGAAATGGACACGAAGGGTCTATAATTTCACTGGCATAAATGAATCCATTATAATAATCTCGCCACACGCCCACTTGACCACCTTTATAATCTATTGTGAAAATGTATTTTGCCGTTTGTGATCTCTTTTCTATGAATTCTTCTTTTTCTGTTAAGCTTTTATTTTCGATAGAATAATTTGCATATTCAGTCCCTTCAATTAATTTTCCAAACCGTGTTTGTTTCATTTTTTGAATGTATTCAATGTTGCTATAATATTGAATTAAGATATCTCCTTTTCTTGTGAATTCTTTATTAAGATTCGGTTTCAATTTAAAATATTGAAAGTATGGATTGATAATTGAAATATTATTTCCCATGAATAGTACACGTACATCATCACTCAAATTTCCTGTTCTTAATCGTTCAACTGTTGAATAGAATTCTAGGAAACTCATTACCTCGTTTGACATATAATGAATCGCAGATTTTGCTATTAAGAATTCATCGAATCCTATTTTATTAACGTCAGGATAAGGAACGGATTTTTTAGTGAGGGCAGTTGACAAGGCAACCGCCCATCCTGCTACTTCATTGTCAATTAGAAATTCTCTTCCCCTTATTTTAAATTCATGATCAGGAAATTCATGTTGAATATCCGCAAAGAATTTATTAACGTCAATGAGTTCTGTTTTATATCTTCTCAAATAGATGAACTGCTTTTTATTTTTAATAAAATCATTAATCGCCCATTGTTTAAATCCGTATGTTTTACCTCCGCCACGATTACCAATAATGAAGGTAAAAAGGGCATTGTATGAAAGTGTACGATTTAAGTCTAAATAAATGCCCATTATTTCACCCCTTTTTAAAATAGTTTTTAAATCACTTTTGAAAAGTATTTTTTATTTGCAATGAAACTCGAATCTTTATCATCTGCGCCAAACGCAATCATATAGTTTGTGTCATCTGACCAAAGAATTTGTAAAGGCTTTGCGCATTCAACATAATGCCCCCACTCTTTTTCAAATTCGTTTTCTTCCTCTTCTGGAATTTCGGATTCCTTCCAGCCATTCAAGCCATGCTCTTTAATTAAAGAAGGATAATCAATATAGGCTTTGCTCATATCCACCCGGCCAGCGATTCCGTTAACGCTTGCGCTATTTGTGTATTGCCACATTCCACATTTACGGCTTGGAGAATTAGCGTTCCATCTCGCTAACCATAAATCATACGGAGCAAGCATTGACATATTTAATTTTGTTTTTGTCCAGTCTAAGTTAGCATACACCATCGCATAGAATCCAGCTTTTTCTAATTCTGCGCATGTGTATCTGCAAATTTCAGTATTCAATGTAATGTTATTGAGGCTTCCCATTTTTGATTTATAACCATCTGCGTCTTCCATATCAATGGCAACCGGAAGCAGTGGCTTATAATTTTTAATTAAATTGATCAGTTCTTTTGCTTCTTCGACCATTTCGGAATAATTGCAAGCGTAGCTATAATGATAGAAACCATATGGAATATTCAATCGTTCACATTCGGAAACATTTCGTTTAAACTGTTCATCTTCCCTGAAATGCCCCCAGCTTGAACGAATCATTACACCGTCAACTTTTCCGCTCGCTTTGACTTTATCAAAGTCAATAATTCCGTTATGTTTACTGATATCAATAATTTTCATTTTAATTATCCCCTTCCATTTTTTCGCATAATTTTGTTAAAGCTAAAGTATTATTGTTAATTGCTTGTGTTACCTTTTCCATTTCCTGTCTGTGCTGTTCATTCAGCTTCTCAACCTCTTCCCGGTGCTGGTCTTCTTGATTAATTGAATCTTTCCGATAAGATTCTGTGATATGATAGACATACCATCCCATTAATCCACACATTACAATAGGAAAGCCAAGTGTTGAAACGATCTGAATAATCTGATTTACATCCATGTTTTATTCCTCCATTCTAATATAATAACATGAATAACTCTTCACATTCATTATACACTAAGTTATCAATGTGAACAATGGATTCCGATACAATTTTGAATAATTCGGCTTGCGTTTTACCACTTGAATTTCCGATTTTTGAATTTTCATAATCTTCATTATTTGTAACTGTTTGATTTTGATTCGTGTTTGTTGTATCGCCTACTGTTCCTTGCGTAATTTCAGTAACATAATTATTACCATTTAAATCAATCATACTTTGCGGAGTATCACTGAATAATGTCTTATTATCACCCATTGTTTCGCTATTTGAATTAGAATTGGAGTTTCCAATATTTGTTCTATTGTATGTTTCTTTCATATTAAAAGTGCTTGTTAAATCGTTAACTTTTTTAGCTTCTAAATATAGCTTATTATACATTGGCATTATGATATTTAATTTATCTTCAAGTTTCATTTTCCATAGACCAATTGTTTCAAAACCGATTTCACGCATGTAAAAATGTTTTATAAATCGTTTTTCCCATTCAATCAATCCATCTTGATTATAAAATGGGAATGTAAAATCAAATATTGTAGGTAATGCTATATCAATTTTTTGATTAACACTCATATTCCAAAATTCAGGATTATTCTGACTTGGAATTTCTACAATTGTTTTTAATTGGATTGTATAATTCGCCATTGTTACGCCTCACTTTCATTTTCATCATAGTCACTATCTAACTCTAATATTTCAGCTTCTTCTTTTCTTTCGTTCAGCACTTCTTTATAAGGCTTTCTGAAATCTACTGAAATATCTAATCCAAACATTTCATTAATCTGATTACATGCTTGTTGTCTTGCGTTTAGCATGACGAAACGCATTGCTTCCACGTCATCGCCTCCATCAGCTTCTTCCGCGACCAATCTTTCACGCTTTTCTGCGCCGTTGTTTTTAACTCCAAGAAATGTCATAGCTTCATTCCATATTCTGCGCTTTTGCATTTCTAACTTATCAGCGACAAAAGGCGCTTTCATATCTAATAGTTTTACACCGTTTTCAATATCAATACTTTTGTTTGCAATGATAGCAGGTTCAAAATCTTCAACTTTTTTAGCCATGTTTTCAATTGATAATCGTGTATTATCGTCTGTCACATAAACATACGGAGTTTTCTGCGCATTTACATTAATATCAATTGTTCTTTCTAAACGTGCTAAACGTTCGGCAAATTGGATAATAATCCATTCTGTATTCGTTCTTGTAAAATTATTCCAGATAAGAACTGAATCATCAATCGTATATTCAGGAAAGACAATTCCAGATGGCGTAATTGGTCTATACAATGTTGGCGTTCGATAAACGTTTAAGCGTCCGCCAATAGAACAGTTAAGCGTCAGAAATCCTAATTCATCATCGAAAAAGAATAAGCAATATCCGAATTCAAACAGACACAATTCCAACCAACGGACATCTACTGTTCTTGGAAGATTTTTCCATTCAAACATATTCAATGCAATGTTTTTTAAACGTTCATAATAATTCATAAATGAGCGACTATTCATGATCATGCTTTTTGGAGTTTTCATTTTTAGATTAACACTTGAATTATACGCATTTTCGTATTGAATCCCTGCCTGTTTTTTACTCATACTATATTATTACTCCTTCCATAATCCCCGATATAATCACCATGCCATAAGGTAACGCCGGAATTAAACATGGATTTAATTTGTTCCATGTAATTGGATGGTACATTTCCAGCGATTGAAATATTAATGGTTTTTACATAATTCCATGATTCTCTTGAATTAGTTTCCGGAACTTTTAAGGTGTTCACCTTGTAACCGAACATTGTAAAATAATTGTCAATAATCTGACCATATTCTGGCCGCACCGATTTACAATAGGAATAAAATCCAAGCATTCTTGAAACTGCTGAAATATCACCTGCATTAGCGCTTCCTACCATTTGATCAGGAATAATGGAATGTGTATATTGTTCTGCAAGTAATCCAGCGATATCATTTGCAGAGGACGCTATCCCGCCGATTGAACCCGTTACTAAGCTTCCAACCGTTTTAATGACAGCTTTTGTCGTTCCAATAGCAATGTTTGCCTTATTCTGAGCCAGCCAATTCTGATAGTAATTATTCACCCATGCACAAACTGGCCAGTCTTTCAAAGTCATCATGTTTTCAAGATTAACTTGTTCCCCTGCATAGTTATTCGGCGTAGCGCTAACTTGCATATTCACTCCAAAACCACCCCGGATAGTTGCCGTTGGCGATCCACTAAATAGTTCATATTGCATTTCAATACCCTGACCCATGCATTCGGCAACAAGACAACAATACGGATAACAATACATTTTGTTATTTTTTGGCGTGAAGCTTAAACTTCTGCTTGCCATGTTCCACGTTTCTACACGCACGCCTTCTTTTGTACTTACGAAATTTGAAGGTGCTGTGAATACCGCAACAATCGCATCCATTTTTCCAGCCTGTGCATAACTATTAATAATTTCTTTTAATGCAGTTACTGTAAATCCATCCACGCTTCCTAAGCTCGCCCAATAAACCGGAACAGGAAATCCGCCAACGATTGCAGGCTCATTCCAGTATGGTTGATCAAGACTCTCTGTTGCCATAATATAAATATTTAATGGACCAGCTGGTGAATGACTTTCAGTCGTTGCAATATATGGCCCTGTTTCTAATCCTTCAGGCAAAGTGTGCTTTCCAACTGTATCATCTGCAACATGTTCTCTTTCTACAAAAGACGTTAATAATTGAATGTCAAATTGAAACGTCTGATAAGCGTCTATGTCAAAGTATACCCACGCAGAATTAGAATTCATGTATTCCACATTTGTAACAAATCCGTAATACCATTTATTCCCATAATCTGCATTCTGAAACATAACATAATTGATATCCATTAAATTTTCAACGTTTTCAGGAACTGCAATTCTTCTGTCTTTTCTCTGATATGTCAAATTATTAAATTGCTTCACAGTCTTCCCTGCGAAGAAATTCATCTGCGCCTCGGCATTGGCGAAGGTCATTTGATTTTTATTATCAGGAAAAAGCGGTACGCCATGCAGAAGGCGCACCGCTGTTAGTGCTGTAAATGCCATTTTGATAAATTAAGCTTAAGCAACTGTGACGGTTGCCGTTCCCGTCTTTGTCGAATTATATACACTTGTTGCAGTTACGGTGATAGTTGGTGACGTTTCATTTTCATTGATCTCTAATAATCCATTGTTATCAATTGTAGTGCCAGCGTCTGCACTTCCTGAAATACTCCATTCCACTCTTTCACTTGCACCGCCTGTCGCAACAACTGAAGCAGTGAACTGCTGCGTCTTTCCTTTAGCAACCGTTGCCTCTGCCGGATTGACGGTTACGCGGGTAATATCTGGCGTTGCCGTAGTGAAAGCAATTGCATTAGCAAACTGCGAAGTGCTGAAGATTCCCTGATGATGGAAAAAGTAATTCCAGTACAAATGTAAGGCGTTATACTGTTCAGTGAATGTATAGAGCGTATCAAAGCACATGAACCAATCGCGATCTACCATCAGCATTAATACACCTTCTTTTTCCAAACCGCCTAAGTCATCAACGATAACGACGCGATTTAGGAAATCAGCTTTATCCATGTTAAATGCATAGGCTAAGACTTCAACTGAAAGAATCGCTTCAGTGGCAGGTGTCATAATCAAAATCTGATCTTCTAACGGCGTATGAGTATAAACACCCTGCGCATTGTATTTATTGGATAAGAAAGTTAACGAAGTAGCCCATGCGCGAACTGTCTTAGCAATCTCCTTCGCCGAAGCTTCATCTGTCGGCGCAGTAACCTGTACTGGATAGAATAATCCTTTAGAATAATACTGATTCATCAGTTCTTTCATGATCAGAAATTCATCGTAGTTATCGGAAGTATACATCGAATCCACAATCCGAGCGATTAAGTCTTCAATTCCACGATAGCTTAAGAAAGCTGTGCGAAGCATATCATTATTAATCGTCTGCGTATAAACTACCTGCATATTACGACGATGGAAAATGGCCTTGACATCTGGAATGTGTACTTCAAATACATCTCCCGGATTATTCTCCGGTGGCGCTACCGTGTACTGCTGAGCCTTCGCAATATTGACAAAAATTTCTTCAATCGAATCGCCGAAGTTCAACATACCTCGTTTAAAAGGTGCGAGTGGATTCATCCATAATTTATTCTGAATGACAACTAAGGCAATTCTGTTCACTAAATTATGCAGAAATTCATTCTGTGCTGGCTGATAATTCATCATGGCATTGCCATATTCTGCAATGTTCTTCTGCGTTAAAACTGGAATTCGTGCTTGATAATCTGCCGAAGCTGTTGCACGAATACTATTCGCAACATCTAACGCGGTAGCTCTTGATGAAATACCCGGTAACTCAAAAGTGTTAATTGTTGCTTTTGGCATTATTCCTCATCCTCTCTTTCTCGATCTTTTCTGCGATCTGGCTTTTCAAAATAGATTCGTCCATTCCACGTTGTCTTCAACGTCATCGTTACGAATATCATCACGTTGTTCCCTCATTGCTTCATCCGTTCCGCGCAAGAACATGGTAGTATATTTTTCACGTAGTGTTTCATAACGACCTTTCCATGTTTCACCTGCTTCTGTTAAACGTTCAATGTCTTCACGGTAGCCATCCCGTTCCCGTGTTCGATCGTTGATTTCGCGTTCCATTTCTTCATCATCACCACGTAACTGATCAACCATCGAACCCAATACCGTTACATCATCGCCTGATTTTAGAATGTTCTCATAAATCCTCATTCGTTCATCTCTTGTCATTCTTGGCATATTATCGCCCCTTTCCTATCCTTATTATAATCTGACTTATAAAATTAAGCAAGCACAAAATATTACAAGCAACATGATAAATATCATCATACCACTCACTGTTTCTATCTTTGTGAATTTCATCCAGATAAATAAACTTAACATTGTAATTAAAACTGAAATCAAAAATATATAAACTGTCATTTTCCTATCCTCCTAATAATTTCATTCCATTTTTAACTCTCATTTTACCATTAACTTTCAATTGAATTACATCAGTGATATTATACTCGTTTGTATAACGCTTACCATCTGATAATGTGAAATAAAATTTTACACGATCTTTAAATACTCTCACATTTTGTACTTCCAAGTCATACCAGTGAGCCTGACCGTAAATATCAGTTAACATTTTTACTTTCATTCTAACCACCCATCATAATCGGAATTAACTAGTCTAAATTTCATTTTTTCTCACCTCAATTTATAAGGACTTTCTACAAGGACAATTCCACCTTTAACATGCTTTGGCATTAATCTGCCATCTGCTTTTTCAAAACCAACATGGAAATTTTCCCATGTTACCAACTCTTTTAAACTGTCTGGCATTCCTGCGCATTTCACATTTAACTTTCCATCTATTTCTTCTATGTATGTTTTTTGTCTGATGAATCTTGCTCGTGTAAAATGACTTTCCAATTTCCAATAATTCAATTTCTTATCATCAACTTCAATATTCGGGATATCTGTTCCTGTGATGTGAATCGAATCCGTATCCGCGTAACAAAACCGATCATAAACTGATTGAGCCGTTCGAATAATTTTATCCCTACCCCATGCGGTTATAAATACGCTAAGCGGTGTATACTCCGGTTCTTTTGTTTCAGGTTCACCTAATTCATAACGAACGATCCCATTTTCCAAGTAGGGAACTTTACCCGTGACATCCGGCCTTGTTGCGAATTTGCCAGTCAGAGCATTCAACATAAGCTTCGCCAGTTGCTTAATTGCGCCTTCGCTTGTCATCTTGATATTCATCCAGTAATCAATATATTGATCAAATACACCTTGACATGCTTTAAATTTATAACCGTCGATATATTCGATTCCACCGATGATGTCATAATGTTCTAAAAATAATTTTAAATCAACGTTCGTTAGCACCATCTGCACCACTTCCTTACTGTCTTCAATATACTCATTCATAGCGAACATTAAATTCTTTTTCAACTGAATCGTAGGTAAATGATTCGGCTTAATCTTAAATCGGCACTCAATCTTTTGAATATACAATGGATATAATTCATCATCTTCATATTGACCACTAAAATATTCAGGTCTACCATAAGGCAACATTCTATGAACCATCATCGACGGATACATGGAATTCATATCATAGACTAATCCTTCACCTAAATCTTTATCTGCAATTCTTGGATTACAATATGTCCATCCACCACGGTATGCTAAACGAATAGAACTATCCATTTCTAAATCCAACACCGGAAATAATTGTCTGTACTTTTTCTTTCCAATTAACTCTTTAAAATAATTTAAAGCGTCTGCACCGTTTGTCATTTTGGTTAACCCTTGATCAAGTTGAACCGCCAGAGCCTGCGCCACGATACACACATCATTATGAATATATTCAATTTCTTCTTGTGCGAGTTCATGACCAATTGCACGATATTCGTTATAGTCAATTTCAAGCTTTGACATTTCTAAATGAAATGCCTTTGCAATATTCGCAACGCTGAATGGTAATTTCTTTAAACTATCATAGATAATGACTTTGTTTACACCTTTCTTGCGCCGTTTGTAAACAATTTCTATTGAATAGAACTGACCCATTCTTGATATCAATGTTGAAAATTCATTTTCTTGTGGCTTCTTTGAATGTTTAAATCCATGGCTTAATAACCAATGAATAATAAATTCACCATCAAATTTCAAATTATGAAAATAATAGATTGCCTGATTATTTTCTATAAATTCCATGAAATCATCAAGACTATTACCATAATGAAAGTTATTGATATTTCCTACTTCTGCAATGGCGTAAGCCCAGACACGACAATCATCAGGATTCGTTATTGTTTCAAAATCAGCACAATAGCGAAGCATATGCTAAGCTCCAAAAATCATGTTTAAGTAACCTAATTTACTATCAACTTCTATTTGATCGTCATAATTGAAATCAAAATCTACAATGTCTTCAGTCAAATATAATTGTTCAAATTCTTCCGGTGACATTTCATTTACTTTTTCAATAATAGCATTCGCATTAGAACCAAACACATTTTGAAGCGATTTTATATAATTATTCTTGAATAAATTCTGTGTTTCTAATTCATATTCATCTCGTGCCCTATTCGCAGCTTTTTCTGCGTAATTTTCTACATCTTGTGCTGTTTGCAATGTCTGCCAACGTTTTTTGAAATCCATATCCCTCAAATAATCATACCGAGGGTCTAACATTAAACGTCGATCAATCACCCTTGTATCTGTCTTCTTTCCTCGAGATGTGAATGTTTTCTTATCAATCTTGTTTAATTTACGCTTATTCCGTCGATTAATCTTTTCAACGTCTTTTTTAATTTGTTCGTACTCTTCACGACGCAATACAACGCCATGAGGATTTTTAACATATCGGAAATTACGACGGTCAATAAATTTCTTGGATTGCTTTACAAATTCATTGTACTCTTTTCGACTTCCAAACTCTTTAATGGGCTTTGTCTTAATTTGAAGTTCGACGCCGAATTCCTTTTTAATTCTGCTTTTCTTATTCGATATAGATTTATTTAATCGTCTTACTTCTGACTGTTGCTTGGCAGATAATTTAAACTCTTTCGCCATAATCTGTTTTCCTTTCCTTGATTAAAGCAAAAGCCCGCCGAAGCGGGCTATATTTTAAAGTTTACTTTCGTCTACTTCCAAAATCAGCTTGCGCCCTTTACCTGCCTTAATCCGTTGTGGAATAACTGGTAATGGTTCTTCCCAACTGGAAGGAAGACCAAAGATTCCGAAAATCTTATTCAACGATTCAACAACACCTTTCGAAATGCAAGCGTAACGATTACCTTCAGAATCAATCAGAATTGTTCTGGTTACATTATTCATTTCTCCTGTTTCTTCATTCTGCATAGAAACACCATGGCATACAACATTAACTAAATTAATAGTCTTTCCGATGTATTCAGAAACCCCTTTTGATTCCGGCGCATTAATTGCATTCAATGCCTGTGCTCGATCTTTACGGCTTGAACCGTTCAACGTTGTATAAACGTAACCTACCTCACACTCAGACGACTTAATTAATTCATTCATTATTTCATTTCCTCGCTTTCTGTTTCCTCAACTAACATAGCTACTTCCATGAAATGCTCAACGGAAAGCTGATACTTGTGATTTTCGTATTTAATATCAGATACGATTAACTGTACATTCTTATCTAAATTAAGAAGTTCAATAGCGTGTTTCCGCATTTTAGCTAAATTCACAACTCCATACATTACGCATTCTGCATTATCAATCACTTCACCCCCTGCATTAATTACCTGTACTTTGAAATTCGTTGTTGTGATAGTTCTTGTAATCATTTTTGACATTGTTTCATGACCTCCTTTTCTATATATATTATACCATAAAACAAGCAATTTGTTTCATTAAAAAATTTTTTCGTTCTCTATTTCATCTAGTTATGATGATTATATCATCTCATGTCTTGACAAAAATTTTAATATCGTGTATATTATCATTGTAGACGAATAGTTAATGAAAATCGTGAATCATAGTGAGCTAACGGATTACACCGGCATTATGAATATTGGGTTAGCACCTCGCATTTCAACTATTTCTAATCTACAACCTATTTAAAAGAAAGCTGTGATTACAATTCACAGCTTTCGCATTTCTTTGAAGATATCCACTAATTCACTTGATGAATATGGCGGTTTTCTAAATACAAGATAGAATATTTCACTCCATTCTCCAACCTTCTCTGATTTTGACCGTTTAATTTTAATGCCACCGCCTTCTTCGTTAAACGTAACTATCAATTCTTCAACTGTTGAACCGATTAATTTCCAACCATTTCTATCCCATACATAAGTTTTCACTTTTCTATCTGAAAACTTTTTTGCGCAAGGTCTAGCCATGAATGATTACCGTCCTTATTGTGTCCCCTAAACGGTACATATAATGATTATGTTTGATTAACAAATAAAACCATCCTTCAACATAATTGTATCGTAATACTTCACCTTGAATCACTGCACCGTTTTTCATGCTTACTTTGATTTTCATTTAATTATCCTCCTGTATCACATAAACAATATATATTCCACCATAACTAACTAGTATATAAATATAATCATTAGATAAAGAATGAGTAATATTTATGACATCGAAATATAATAACCTTAATTTCATCAAAAATGAATCTAAGTTATAATCAACTTCGATAAATTTATTTCCGGTTAAAATCTTCATTGTTGTCTCCTATATAATATCTGTAATATCGCCATATTCATCAAACCAAACCGAAGTAGTATAAGTTTCTACATCTTCGTCTTCAACACGAATAACAGAATAGCAATTGACATAAAAGCCTTTTACTCGGCTTCTGTCTATATAACAAGTTGTGTTCTTTACCTCAAATTTGTAACCAATGAATTCTTTGTTTAAATCTTGTTCGTGAGTTTTGATTGCAGTTGTAATTAAATCTAATGTGGTTATTTTCATATGTATACCCTCCATCTTTCTATAAATATTATATCACAAAAAGTTCTGTTTGAATCATCAACAATATTTTTCGTTCTCTAAATAATCTAGTTATGATGACTAGCTGACTTGTGCATGTCTGAACTTTAACAAATAGACCTCAATTTAACTCCCGTGAATAATATGACATGTGCTGTCCACTTCGCTTGACTTCCTGCCACGCAAACGCTCACGTCATAGTACTCGCTTGCGTTATGCGCTCATGTATAATTGTGAATGTAAATTTTTCATAAATTTGAACTCTCCACTTGTGAAAATGGGGAGTTTTTTATAATGCGCTTATACCC